ATCATCATTTTTGTAAAAAAAATGTGATAAAAAAAAATGTGCCATTGGTCATGACACTTTTTTTGAGACAAAAAAAAATGCCTTACAAAAAATGTAAGGCACTTTTAAGGGGAAAGTTTTAAAACTTATTTTTTGTTTGCAACTTTTAAAACTTGGTTTGATTTTTCTTTAATCATGAAATCAATTTTTTCTTTTAAAGAATACATATTTTCAGTATCCAAAATATTTTTATCAAAACTATCTTGAATTAAAACAACTAAACTTTCAAAATCAATTTGAGTTTCTGCAAATTCTGCATTTGAATTTTCAGTTTCATTTTTTGAATTTTCAGTTTTTGAATTTTTAGAATTTTCAATTTTTGGTTTATTAGTTTTTTGGATAAATTTATATAAACCATCAAAACCTAAAATTTCAGTTTTTTGAAATTCTTTTGATAAAACAATTTTTTCATTATCTGCAATAGTTTTGAAAAAAGTTGGATAGTTTTTAAAAGAACAATCTCTATTTCTAATCAACTTACCTTTTTTATTTTTTGAGACTAGAACAGGCATTGTAAGAGCAAAAAACTCATTAGAAAAATCGTTCTTTTTGGCAAGTACAGAATAATTAAAAATCTTTTTAATATTCTTTTTAATATCTGCAACTTGATTTTGAACATTAACAACTAAAATTTCATTAACTGTAGTTGCATTATCTTTTTGAGTTTTATTTAATTTAATCATGAAATTTCTCCTATAAAAAATGATTAATATTTAATGTTCTAATGTTATAGCACGAAACAATAAAAAATGTCAATAGTTTTGAAAAATATATTTTAAGCATAAAATGTGTCATGGGTCATGACATTTTTATTTTATACTCCATGCTTTTAATTTTATGGGATATGCCAAAAACAAAACTGTATTCACGTAATATAAATGGCAACTGATACACTAACACTTTACCATATTATTATTTATTCAATAATTTCAGGGCTTTAATGTCATGGGTCATGACACTTTTAACAGTAAACAATATTTATTTTTCAATATTTTAAGGCAAGACCTAAAATTTGTATTTTTGACAGGTGCATGCCACAGCCACCACCCCCGTTACAGTACGTATATACACAGAAATACACAGATTAGGAAATTAGACTGTTAACCACAAAGTATAAGTGATAAATTTAAGGGGTCTAGTATGGTTATTTTAGAGGGTAATAAAATATTTTACTTGACAACATTTAAAAAATGCGATATAATTATGTATAACTAGTTACATACTAATGTTAACATATAGAGATGATAAATAACATATTAATGTAATACATATAAAGATGATAAATAACATATATATGTCTAAATCTCCGTGCTAAAAACATAATTAGCCTTGACAATGAAACAAAAATCAGTAAAACTATATACACCAGAGAATATTTTGGAAGCATTTTACCATGCTATCCAAACAAATACATTACATAAGCTACATATACCCCACAGTTCTGTGTTCTATGTCCGTGCTGCAATAGAAGCTAGACATGGAAAACGCTTCACATTAGCTCATGTAGAACGAGCAATGAAAGCAGAAGGAATGTTAGACGATGTATGAGCTATTTGTACTAGCATGTTTAATGGCTAAACCAGACATGTGTGTCACCCTGAAGGATTTATATGGTCCTTACAAGGTACACGATAAATGTTTAGCTCGTGCATACGAAATAGCTAAAGGAATGCCTATACACATGCCTGACTATTACCCTAAAAGTTACAAATGTGTAGATATGAATAACGCAGATAAGGTACAAACAACATGGCAACAAAGAAACGTGGAGGATTAAAAGGTTTCACTCAAAAGAGTGGAGATATGCGACCCACAAAGACTGGTGCAGGGATGACCAAAAAGGGTGTCGCTAAATATAGAAGGCAAAATCCGGGTAGTAAACTAAAAACAGCAGTAACAGAAAAGAGTCCATCTAAAGCTAGAGCTAAAAGACGTAAGTCTTTCTGTGCGAGAAGTGCAGGTCAGATGAAAAAATTCCCTAAAGCTGCAAAAAATCCCAATAGCCGACTAAGACAAGCTAGAAGAAGATGGAGATGTTAACATGTCAAGCGTAGCAGAAAGAAATAGAGAAGCCTACAACAAAAGAGTGCAGGAATCTAAGAAAAAAACGCAAGAAATAAAAGAAAAACTTGCTAGAATGAAAAAGAAAGCCGACAGAAAGAAAATGATGGCTGACTTAGGTGTTGAAGAAATAATTTCACCTAGAAATATAAGTAGTGGTATTAAAAAAGCTAATTTACAAGCAGACAAAGAAAAAGATAAAATTGAAAAAATTAAAAAAGAGATAAAAAGAACTACAAAAAAATCACAAGATGGCGAAAGTCTTGTTAAAAGAGCAGAAGCTGGTAAATCAGATGACTCTTGGAAGACTTATAGTTCTATATCTGCAGCAAAAAAAGCAGGTTCTCCATTTTACAGTAAAAATGGCAAGAAAATGGCTGCAGTAACTGCCGAAGACCTAAAAAAGTCAGGACTATCTCTACGTGATTACATGAATAAGCTATTAGGTAAGACACGTAAGATGAGCCAAGGTGGTGCATTAAAGCCTGTTCCAACAGGAAGTCAAGGCAAAGGTTTATCTAAACTACCAACTCCTGTAAGAAATAAAATGGGATTCATGTATGGTGGTGGTATGCCAATGCCTAGTAAAAAGCCTAGGGTAAGTAACACTGACTATAGAAAGGCATCTAAAGGTCTTCTTGTTATTTCCATAGATATGATGAAGAAAAAAGGTAAAGGCAGTAAAGGTAAAAAGAAAAAGTAATGGCTACTCGTAATTACGTTTCTGAATACAAACGTTACCAAAAACAACAAAAGCAAAAAAAGGATAGAGCAAGTAGAAATGCTGCTAGACGTTTAATGCTTAAAAAAGGAAAAGTCAAAAGGGGTGATGGCAAAGATGTGTCTCACAAAAATGGCAATCCTAGAGACAACAGACCAAAGAATCTTACTGTTGAAAGACAGAGTAAGAATAGAAGTTATCGCAGAACAAGAACTGCAGGTAAACTTCATAGAACTGCATAGAAGGAGAAACAAGATATGCCGATGCATGGAAAAAAGAAATCCAAGATGATGAATCGTGGTGGTGCTGCCAAAAAGAAAACCAAATATATGGCAAAAGGTGGTATGAAAAAAACAAAGTACATGGCTAAAGGTGGAATGAAAAAGACCAAGTACATGGCTAGAGGTGGGGCAGCAAAACGTAAATAATGTCGTATCTCATTAGTAACATCCCACACTTTAAGTGTTGGGTGCGAAGAGAGTTCACTTGTAATCACCAACAATATCATGGTGAGTTCCTTCATGCGTTAGCTTTCGCAGTTAATACCATACCTGATAGGTCATTGAGCTTTCAGGTAGTGTTTACAGGTTGTACCGAAGATGACAATGTTCATGGTGGTGCAATGTGGGCAAGAATGCCAATACAAGCATTAGTTGCAGACATACCTGTAGATAATTGGGCAGAACCAATGGAAGACCATTTGTGTCAACCTTGGGACTGTGAAGCTAGAAATCATAGTGTCATTGTTATGGACAGAGTCAGTTCTTCCCCTTGGCTTTGTAAAATAAACAATGCATTTTATACTGCAAAATATTTATTCACAGTTGATTACACTGAGAGTGATATAGCAGATGACCCTGCACAACATAAACAATCACACGTGATGTATTTATTAGATGCAGGTGAGTGGACAGGTAATATTGTTGCATTACCAAATAACAGAGTTAGAGCAACAAGTCCTGCCTTATGGGTAACAGGAGAAGGTGCTCCTGACTTTGCTCCGTCACAATGGATACATTCTGCAGAGGCACATGAGTCCTACCTAGACCCTTTTACAACATTTAATAACTTATACGAGGATAACAGTGGCAGTAAAAAAAGCAAAAACAACAATAAAAAAGGTAGCAGGAAAGTTAAAAAAGGCTAGTAAAGCTCACGCTAGTCAAGCTAAATCTTTATCTGCTATTAAACTAAATAAGGGTGGTAGCACTGTTAATAAAGCAGGTAACTACACTAAGCCTACCATGCGTAAAGCATTATTTAATCGTATTAAAGCAGGTGGCAAAGGGGGTTCTCCGGGACAGTGGAGTGCTAGAAAAGCTCAGATGTTAGCAAAACAATACAAAGCCAAAGGTGGAGGATACAGAGGCTAATGCCAAAGAAAAAGAAAGACCCTAAAGTTGGCACAGGTAAAAAACCAAAAGGTTCAGGGAGACGCTTATACACGGATGAGAACCCTAAAGACACAGTTAGCATCAAGTTTGCCACACCGACAGACGCAAGAAACACAGTTGCAAAAGTTAAAAAGGTCAATAAGCCTTATGCGAGAAAGATACAGATACTTACTGTCGCTGAACAAAGAGCAAAGGTAATGGGCAAGACAGAAGTTGTTGCCATATTTAAGAAAGCAAAAGAAAGTTTAAAGAAAGCACATGAACGAAAAAAGAAAAAGATGTGATACCTGTGAATGTTATGACTGCGATTGTGAAGATTGTAATTGTGACTGCCATGAAGAAGAAGATGAAGATATAGAAGGTGCTCCTGTATAAATGATAGAGTTTCTTCTTGTATTTATGATTGATACCCAAATTGTAAATCAAACTCAAAGATTCAAAGATGTTAATAAATGTCTTTATTTTGCAGAAAAACTGCATGACCAACCAGCTATACCGACAGAGGATGGAAATCAAAGAATAACTGCATATTGTAAACCTGTAAGGAAATAAAATGTTAGCAGAACTCGCAGCAGCAAATGCAGCATTCGGAGTTATAAAAAGTTTCATAAGCAACGGAAAAGAACTTGCTAGTTGTGGAAAACAAATCTCAGACTTTGTATTTGCAAAGGAAGAGATAGAAAAAAAAGCAAAGAAGCAAAGAGCCAAAGGTGTACGTACAAATGATTTAGAAGAGTTCATGGCTTTAGAAGAACTAAAGCAAAAAGAAGAGGAACTCAAACAGATTATGATATATGCAGGTAGACCGGGATTATGGGCAGATTGGCAGAAGTTTCAGGCAGAAGCTAGAAAGTCAAGACGATATGCCGAAAAGATGGCTCAGAAAAGAAAAGAAGAGCTTCTTGAGATTACAGGTTATAGTATAGGGTTTATAGCTTTATTGGCATTAGGTGGAATAATACTATACTTTGTAGGTAAATGGACAGGTAAAATATGATACAATTATTATTACAATTATTTAAAAAAAGTCAAGGAGACTTATCACAACATAGACTTCATACAACAAAGTATGAAGATTTATGTATGTAAGGAGTATAAATGGCATTAACAAAAGGGCAAAGGTCACTTGTTGCGTGGACAAAACAAAAATGGAGAACCAAGTCAGGTAAACCTAGTACACAAGGGTCAAAGGCTACTGGCGAA